CTTTGAGCGATCAAGGGGAGCAGTCTGGCCCAAGTGTCGAACAGAAGCCTTGGATCTTGGTGGATCAGAAGCGAAACCCGCAGCGCATCTTCCATCGCCTTGAGGTAGCCGCGGCGTATCTCAAGTGCGTTCTCGCAAGCATTGGGGCGACCAAGAATTTGTGTGATCGCGGAGGCCATAGCAGTCTGGACAGGAGGGGAGGGGAAGGCGATAGTCTGCAAACGTCTAGACGATCCCGCAATGAGCATCCTCAACGTTCTCCTCACTCGTGACCACCTCGTCGTCGCAGCGGATACCCTGGCAGAGGATGCTCTCACAGGGGCGTATTCCGCGGGGGCAAAGCTGCTGCTGATCCCTCAGCACAACGTAGTGCTTGCTGCGCGCGGGTCTACGCAATTCTTCCTCCGCATCTACGAGCTTGCACTGCAGGCCAGCTTCCGCGCAGATTTCACAATAGAACAGCTATCTGCCGAGCTAGGGCTGGTGGTGGACCAACTCTGGCCGAACTTTGAGAAAGCGGTTAGCGAAGCGGGATTGCCGATCGAGCAACTCGGGACCGAGTTGGTGCTTGGTGGATGGTCGTTGAAGAACGGCCGGATGATGGCCACGGCGTATGCGAAGAGTGACAGCCGGCGCCCTTGCGTTGTCCAGCCGATCGGGGGGCAGATGGCGTCGCCGGGCGAACCGCTCCAGGCCGCGACCCCTAGCATGGCCCAGGTGGATCTGCTGGCCCATGCGCGTCTCCAGGTCAGCTACCTCAATGGGCAATTGGGCCGGAAAGTAGCAGGAGGTCGACTGCTAGTTGGGTTTCTGCAGAAGGGGCAAGCCCTGCTCAAGGATCTAGGAGAGATCTAGGTCGCGGGAGTCAAATACGCTAGGGGCTGAAATCGAAGTTCAGGTCTGGCCCTAAGGCAGAAGGCCAAAGCAGACCAAGGTCGTCCGTGGATTTGGGATGTTTATCGAGGGCAGGGTGGATGTCCGCTTCTGGCCGGAAGCGGACATTGGGCGGCGACCGGCCCGGTGATGGCATCCGCCTTCGACCCAAAGCGGGCATCGTTCTCGACACACCTGAGTTGATCCGTACTCCAAAGCCTGTTTCCGCTACCCCTTGTAGTGCTCGACGTAGAGCCCCAAAGCTGCCAACGACGCATACACGGCGGACCCAGCGTTGGTCGCGTACAAGGCAAAGGGAACCGGAGGATCGCAGGGAACTGTTGCGATGAACCACGGAGCTGAGCTCGTCAAGCTCGTCCTAGGTGATGTGAGGAATCCTAGCTCCCTACGCATACCTAGCGCCTCGCGGACGTACGCCTTGTTCCAGCCGCCAGTCTTGCACGAGACCCCAAGAAGTAACTCCGTAAATGCGGGATAGCGACGGGTCTTAATCGGACGATATACACCGACGTCAATCTCGTGACGGTCAGCCGCTTTGACCACCGTCGTGCCTTTCCAGCTATGGCTTAGTGTGGTGACCTGCACTGAAATCCTAATCTCGAGCTTCTCAGTAGACGTAGATCCACTGATGTAATCGTGATCCGGATGGTTTGCTTTGCATGGAGATCCTCCAAACGTCAGGACGCCTGCCATCTTGGGGGTACACGTGAGCTTGTAGCCCGCACTATCGATGATTCGCAGAAGCCTAAGCAGCACCCGAAGTTCGTAAGCCTTTCCTTGCGCGTAGGGAGACCCGCTCGCCTTAGCACGCGAAATGGCTGCTTTCACAGCGTTGAGGATTGCTAACTTACTGATCGTCACAGTCGCGGTCCTCGTGGCGCGTGTTCCTCGCGAGGGTCGTCCGGTGGCAGATATCGAGCGATATAGGCCTCAAGATCTGCCTGCTCGTGATCCGTCAAACGCTGGGGTGATACAGTTGGTAGATGTGACCGGATTGAGCGAACTCGGCGACCTTCTGGTGTCTCAACAGTGTAATGAACGTCCTCCAGTCCGGTGAGACCTTCGACCAGCTTCCCGATCTCACCCAAGGTTTGCGAGAGGGCGTCTTGGGTCGTCACAGGTCTAAAATCGAGAACCGCCGCAAGTGCGGCTGCAGCTTGTGCATTCGTGTCGTCCTCGTAATCAGACATCGCCTGAACAATCGCGGAGCGAAGCGATCTAACAATTTGTGGATCAAGCTCAGACGCAAGGGCTAGCGCCTTCCCTATCTCCCTAATTACCTCTTCACCACCTTGATCTTCTGCCATTCACAACTCCACAGCTGTAGACATTAACGGGCCGCGCGGGATGAACCGCCCGGATTCTCTAAATTCAATTGCCGAAGGTTGCCGTTGGCAATGTTCCTTAAGAGTAAGGCACAGTGCGGTTTGGTTCCATAAGCGGATCGCGCTGGCTGTATCCCGAAGTGTGCGATGACGCCGAAGCTGGATAGTGTCGCTGAATTGGACCATCAGGCACTTAGGTCTGAGCCCTGATACAGATTGATGATATGACTCCAAGTCGCGTACGGGCTGCGAAGAGCACCGGCTACTTTGGTCCGCTTCTGACCGAAAGCGGACATTCGTTTAACCAAGGGTGAAGGAAACTTTTAGGGCCAGGATGGACTTCAACTCTCTCGTTCGCTCGCTTCTATCCGATGCGAAGATGCGCCGTAACAAGCCTCTGCGAGACTAGTGCGCGAGCCAGGTCGCTGACATTGCTCCATGGCCTATGACGTGCCCCGCACCCGCTGGTCAAATGGAACCGCCCTCGGCACCATGGGCACGACCATCTAAGGAGTTCTTCATGCTCTACCAAGATAAGTACGTCGCCTTCATCGACATGCTCGGGTTCTCCGCACTTGTCCAAGAGTCGGCAGCCGACATGAGCAAGCTTGATGAAATAGCAGAGGCCATCGACAGACTAAAGAACACAGCGTGCTGCAACCCAGCAACAGGACTTTTGTTCACTTACTTCAGCGACTGCATCGTCATATCAAGCAGCCGCTCTCCTGCTGGCCTTGCCGACATCCTGAGCTGCATCAGAATGTTGGCCGAGAACCTGTTAGTGGTTGATATATTGATACGTGGAGGGCTCACAGTTGGAAGCATTCATCATGATTCTCAGATGATCTTCGGACCGGCGATGCTGGACGCCTATCGCATGGAATGTAAGGAAGCACGCAATCCCATGGTGCTCGTGAGCGAAGAGGTGCGATCGGATGCTCGCGCTGCGGGGTTAAGCAACCTGTTGACGTGGGATGACGAAGAGCCAGACCGCCACTATGTCCACTATCTGATCTCGTACAGCGCTTATGACTCTAATCCAAGGGCGGGCGTCGTGATTCTCGATAGCCAGGCCGCTCTCATCCGGCATTTCATCGCCAAGAGGCTGCTAGGCGCTCCGGGTAAGATCCTGGATAAAGCCGAGTGGATGGAACGATATTGGAACGAGAAGGTGGCGACAGGTGGAATTCTCGGACGTGTTGACAGGGTCGCAGACCTTGTTAGGCCCAATGCGCGACCATTTCGCAGCAGACTCGCCGTTCTAGCACCGCAACCGGGCGCCACTAGTGTGGACTAGCGAATCAGGCAAGCAGCTGCCGATTCCTTGCAAAGATTCAATTCAATTGGCCATACGGAAGCACGTGCAATCCCTGATGGCAGTCGGGACCACCATCTCCCCATTGCCAGCCGCGTCTGAACCAGCGCCCGGAACGCTTCAGCGGAAGGGGCTGGTCCCTTCCGCTGGTGCCTCCCCTGGTTGCACCGGCTATGCGCGGCCACCACGTTCCCGGACACGTCTCTGCCCCCGTCCTGTTGGGCCACCAGGTGCTCGGCGGTGCATTGAAAGGCTCGGGCCTTACTGGCCTTCAGCCCGAGCTCTGAGGGTGCAGTGAGCCACATCGGCAGGCCGCAATAGAAGCAACGGCCCGATTGGGCGTAGAAGGCAGAAGTGCGAAGGGATCTGCGGCGTTTGGCGGTCATGGATGGCTCCGGAATCGAAGGATTCCCGTGCCCCCATTGGGTGGACCTCGGGCACCCGGAGCCTATTGGCTATGCGGGCACAACACCGGCGCTTTATAGCGACTGGCTAAGGCGTTATAGCTCAGCGCTTGAGCCGCAACAAGGCCCAGATGCCGACCAGAACGGGAGGGAGTCACCGACGCCCAGTTAAGGTCAAAGCTTGGTCAGGGGGCGAGCGACGCGCTTGAGCAGGTGGAGCGGGGCGTGGCGCGTCACCCAGGGAAGTCGCGGTGTTGTAGTCCTGCTCAACCCGCTGAACTGTTCGCACGTTCAGGCCCGAGATCTCGTCTAATTGTTCTTGCGACCAATGTCGCGACTGGCGGAACTGGGAAGTGCAGGCGACAAGCTCTGACCGATCAGGTGCGCAGTTGGGAACTCAAGGGCGAGCTGGATGTGGAGCCAGAAATCGAGGGCGTCTTAGGTGCGGATCCAGGAATCAAGGGCATCTTTGGGGGAGATCTGGAAATCGCGGGCGTCCTTGTGGGGAAATACGGGCGGACAGCTGTGGGATCTGGGGCGTTTCCGTTGTGGCAGTCACGTAGCAAATGGGGCGACCCGTCAATCAATTGCCACGCCGAGGACACGAACGCCGAGGACACGAACGCCACCACAGTCCGATACATCATTTCGCATAATGTATAGACCGTGGGCTTATCAAAGCCCGCGACGGCGGCCTGAGCATTGTGGGGCAGGGCAAAACCAACAGCCAGGCACAGTGCCATTGCTGTGGCGGCGAGCTTTCGCCAGACAGCCTTCTCTTCGCGACTGACGGCACGCGCCTCTCCGACTATGCCCAGCACGCGAGCGAGCGGCAGGCCCGTCAGCCCCGCCAAAGTTGCGCACATCACCGTATCCGGCAGCGAATAACCGGATTTCCAATTCGCGATCGTCCCGCGTGATACGCCGAGCTGTCGCGCAAATTCCGCGTCACTACTGACGTTCAGCGCCTTCCGCGCTGCATCGATGAGGTCTGTAACCGTCTGCATCGTTCAACCCTGTTGACACCCCTGTTCAACCCCTTTATACATTGCTCCGCGTTCAACGGTGTTGAGCGTCCCGCCACCGGCACCCCAAGGCCGCTGGCGGGCCTCTAGGGGCAATCGATTGGGACGGGGGAGAGTGCGATGCGGGCGACCCGCTTAGCCGCCAAGAAGATCTTCGAAGTCACGTTGAAGACGTTCAGCGATTCTATCGCGTTGAGCTTCCTGCTCCGCAGCATCTCTGCTAATCAGAGCAACGAATCTAGCGCCTGCTTCAACAACGTCATCGAGAAGGCCCGCGATACTGCGCAGCTCATCTACACGGGTACTGGATACAGAGGCTCGGCCGTCCTCATCGAGCCGATCCACAGTGACTTGGATCCACGCCTGCACCTCGCCCAGTCGACGCTCAGCCTTAGTGATTTCCCCGATGGCGACTTGATCCATGCGGGCAATGTCATCCATGTCCCACGGTCCGGACTGAAGGAGTTTACGGATCTGATCGATCACATCAGTGACCTGATTCGGCTTGGCGACATCGAATGGGAAGCTTTGCAGAAGTCGCCGAGCCATCCGAATCTGGGACATCCAGCCCTCAATGCCCGCCACTCTGGATTTGAGGGCATCAATTCTTGCGGAGGCCTCCTTGAGAGCTACCTCGCGCTTCTCATGCAATTTCAGCTGATACGAGTTGCCAGCGAACTTGTTCGCCCCGTAGCCGATCATCCACGTTCCGACTGCGGCAACCCAGTCAGCAGCACTACCTGGCTCATCAAATATGTTCATGCCGCCTGGCCTCAAAAGGCCAACGTAAACAACCCCGGCGCCCACAAGACATCCTGCAGTCACGAATGTCCGATTCCAGTTTATCCGGCGCCCCACCTGATCTCTGCCGCCCATAGGCTTGCTTCCTTCTGCGTCCATTCTCGGGAGCAGATTCTGCCATGACCGAACATCTTCTCGCACTTGCCCTGATCGCGGCGATCATTGCCTTCTCCATCGGCTGCGCAAAGCTCGTTTCGTGGCTGCTCGACCGGCGTGACTACACCGCCTCGCAGCAGTTCCGCGAAGCCCAGGTCATCGCACTCGCAAAGGCTGAGATTGACGCTACCAAGCGCGGTGATCTTCTGGCCGCCGTTCGCTACGCAGAAGATCAGGAGCGAGCGGCATGAGCAGGTATACCTCCTTCGCCGAGCTCGCCCAGCTCGATATGGGCCTCACGGCGTGCGCTGTGTTTGTCGCGCTCGTTCTCGGTGTGGCCGTCGTCTCCATCGTCATCGAACAGGCATGGCTGGAGCTTCGTCGCATGTGGAATCTCCGGAAGGATCGCTCCAATGGTCGGTGATCGCGCGGTGCTGGCCGGGGCGGGACTCCCCTCGTCTAACAGGGGAGTCAGTGAATTCAGGAACCCCGAGGGGACCCTGACGGTCGGCATTGACTGGTTCTCCGCCTCTGTAGACATGCTCGCGGTGTTGAACGAGCTGGCATTCCGTGAGGGCGACTCATACGAAGAGATCCGGCAGTGGGTCGACTTCAGCCCCGACAATGCCCGCGTTGTCGCCCTGCAGATCTTCTGCTGGTTCTTCGCAGGGCTGGGACTGGAACTGGACGAAGTAGCCGGGGGAGGGCGCTTCTACCTGTGGCGCATCAAGATCCTCAACGCCGAAAAGAAGTTCGTCGGCATGATCGAGCTTGGCGGCGAGAACTGCCGCCGTGCTGATGGCACCTATACCGCCCGAATTGAGTTGACCGGCGATGGGTGTAGGGCAGTAGCAGCAGCGCGCTGCGGCCATGCGCAGCGGTGGCTGGAGCTTCGAGCGAAGCTCGAAAGCTGCGGCGGCAGAATCACCCGTGTCGACGTGTGCGCAGATGATCTTGTCGGCAACTACCCCTTACGCCTCGCACAGAAGTGGTACGCCCAGGGCGAGTTCGACAACCGTGGTCAGCGCCCCAAGGCACAGCTGGTTGATGACTACGACAGCGGTGACGGCAAGACCCTCTACGTGGGCGGCAAGAAGTCGGAAAAGCAGCTGCGCGTCTACGAGAAGGGTAGGGAGCAGGGCGACAAGGCGTCGCCGTGGGTGCGCTATGAGGCCCAGTTCCGCGCCACCAACCGCAAGGAACTGCCGCTCGACATTCTGCGTGATCCGGCGTCCTACCTGCTGGGTGCCTATCCGGTCCTTTCCTTTCTGCGCTGCGTTGCCACGCGCATCGAAATCACGAAAGCCGCTGTTGAAGCGACGTGGAAGAGCGTTCGTCGCCACATTCGCCGCCAGTACGGCGCGGCACTGAACTTCATTTCCAAGAACTGCCCGGACGATCAGTCACTGCGGGCGGTCATCGAATCCTGCACTTCGCCATCGCTGCCGAAGTGGGTCACAGGTGACACAGCAGCGCACTGGCCCGAAATCGCGGCCGTACAACCAACCTCCAAGGGGTAACGAAATGATCAAGGTCACCGTACTGGATTCGCAGATCAACGAGCGTGGCGGCAGCTTCACCAACGACCGCAACGAGAACGTTGAGTTCACCACCCGCAAGCAGCGCGGCAAGCTGGAGGCCGATGGCTTCGCCTATCCGTTCGATGTGCGCCTGGACAAGGGCCAGCCCGGCTATCAGGCGGGCGAATACGAGCTGGATGTTCCAGCCATGCTGCAGGTCAATAAGGGCGTTGCAACCCTGAGCAAGTTCACCGTGCTGCGCCCGCTGCAGAAGGCTGCACCGCGCCCGGCTGCGCAGGCCTAAGTCATGGCGCGGTACGTCTACGAGTGCCTGCAATTCAACGAGCAGACCGGCACCTGTGAGCAGGCTGGATTCGTGCCGCGCACCGATATTCCCGCACTTACCACTGCCGAGGTGTCGGGGTTGTTGTCCATGGTTGCGGTTTGCTTCGCCGTGTCATGGGCATACAAGCAGTTAGGCAGGTCCGTTCGCAACTAACTCAACTACGCAAGGGGATCATCATGGATCTGGATTACAGCGCTGCACTTACCGTTCTGGCCGGTCTGGCAGCGGGTGTTGCCGCCATCGGCACCGCCAAGCTGGCACCGGCCGCAATCGCGGTTGGCTACAAGTGGTTCAAGGCTGCGATCTTCGGTTGATAGCAGTAGCACCGGGGCCGGGCAATCCGGCCCCTTTCTATGGGGGATTGGTGATGCTCGGCCTATTCGTTCTCTGCGTCGGCAGTGCGGCGCTCTACATCGCATTTGGTGACTAGATGACGCGCGTCCTGCTGGCGCCACTGGTTGCGGCGCTCTACTTCTTCGCTCCTTCACTGCACGCTGCTGTGTGTTCGCCTAGCCCGGACGTGGGCTATATGGATTGCGACGATGAGGGCGAAGCCTATGCAGCTGCGTGTGCTGCGGCTACTGAGCAGGCTGGCCGATCTAACGCTGCAGGCGGCTCCACTTGGAACCCTATGGTTGAGCAGGAGGGCAATGGCTATGTCGGCTTTGTCCGACCTTCATATGCGTCTAGCGGGCGATATGCATCCGTCAAGCGTGGCTGGAAAACCAAGTGCAGCGCACGTCCTGAAGAATTTGGCTGGGAGGGTGGTAGCACTGCCGCATCGGTCAATGCTTGCCACCGGGGTTGTATGTACTCCAGCGCACTCGATCCGGCTGGTGTGGCCGGTTTCAGCTACACGCCCACCGGGGGCACCTGCACAGAATCTGACGCGCCTGAGCCTAAGCCCGCTGGCGACGGCGGTGGCGATGATGGTGGCGGCACTGGCGGGGAGACAGGGGGAGGTGATGGCGACGGTGGCGGTAGTGACGGCGGTGGCGATGGGGGAGGGGACGGCGGCTCCGGTGGTGGTGACGGCGGCGGCGACGGCGGTGGCAGCGGGGATGGAGATGGCGACGGGGACGGAGATGGTGATGGCGGCGAGAACCCCAGCCTCCCGGGCGATCCGCAGTATCCGGGCGATGTGCCGATGCCCTACATGGATCCACCCATTCCGGGCAGCTACCAAGGGCAGTGGTCCAGCGGTCTAGGGGGCGGATCTTGCCCGTCACCTCGGACCATCAATGTATCGCTCGGCGGCTACAGCGCCTCCATGGTTTTCGAGTTCAAGCCGCTGTGTGATTTCTCTCGGTACATCCGCGGCATGGTGATCGCATTCGCGGCCATCGTTGCTGCCTACATCGTTCTGGGGCTCAGAAGATAATGCCTTGGCTTGCCGCCTTCCTTGTCCAGCTCCTGGGCAACTCTCTCGCACGTGTTTTGACCGGCGCGGGCCTCGGGCTTGCGACCGGCGCCGCACTGCTTCCGCTGGTCAAATCAGCATTGAATCTCGTCGTCTCCTACTGGGGCGGCATTTCCGGTGACCTCGCCAATGTGCTGCTGCTCGCAGGGGCAGGGGAGGCCATCACCATCGTTGGCTCTGCCATGGTCACCAAGGTCGTGATTGACGCTGGCAAAGTCGCAGTTCAGAAGGCCGCATCCAAATGATGTATCTCATTTCCGGTCAGCCCGGCAACGGCAAGACCCTGCGCGCCATGAGCATGGCGCAGGAGTTCTACGAGCAGAACCAGCAGGCCGTCAAAGAAGGCAAGGCGCAGCCGCGACGCTTCTTCACCAACGTCGCAGGTGCAACCACTGAGGAGAATCCTGACGCCTTCCCATGGTTCGAAAAGCTGCCTGACCACAACGACTGGACCCAGCTTCCCGATGGCTCCTTCGTGCTGTACGACGAAGCCCATTCCGATGGCAATACGCAGGGGCTGGAGCGCTATGGCAGGCTGTTCCCGTCCACCGGCAAGCCGGGCGAGTCTGAAGATCCACGCATTCGCTCGATGTCCACGCACCGGCATCGCGGCTTCGATCTGGTGTTCGTTACCCAGTGGCCTAGCAAGATCCACCACCAGGTTCGCAGCCTCATCGGCTCGCACACCCACATGAATCGTGCGTTTGGCATGCAGCGAGCTGGTGTTCTGACGTGGACCCGCGTGCAGGCTGATCCTTACGACGAGCGGATACGCGACAAGGCCGAGGAAGAAATCTGGGTCTACCCGAAGAACCTCTATGACAGGTATCGAAGTGCAACGCTGCACACGGCCAGTCACAAGTTCAAGGTGCCGAAGCGAGTCTGGCAGGGCCTGTCAGTGGCGGTCGCCTTGATAGGCATCCTGTGGTTGGGTTGGCTGTTCCTGATCAAACCCTCCAACGCACAGGCTGCGAAGAAGGAAGAGCAGGGGGCCGGTGCTTTGCCGGCGGCAGGTGCCCTGGCGCCCTTGGGCGCGGGCATGCCGGCGGCACGGCCCCTCACCCGCGAAGAATACGTGCAAAAACACAAACCACGTGTGGAGTTCCAGCCGTGGTCTGCCCCCGCCTTCGATGACCGAACTGTGCAATCGCAGCCGGAGCTGTACTGCATGGCCTCCGGCACCACTGAGCAGGACACCACTTGCACCTGCGTAACGGAGCAGG